GGTCTTAATGCTGGCAATGATGCTATAAATGCTAATGCTTCTAATTTCTTTGGAAATAATGCTGGTAGTATTGCTATAAATGCTAATTATTCTAATTTCTTTGGAAATAATGCTGGATATGATGCTACAGATGCTAATTATTCTAATTTCTTTGGTTTTAATGCTGGATATGATGCTACAGATGCTAATTATTCTAATTTCTTTGGTCTTAATGCTGGATATGATGCTACAGATGCTAATTATTCTAATTTCTTTGGTCTTAATGCTGGTCGATCATTTACAGGAAACAATTTAAGTTCAAATAACATAATAATAGGCACAAACATTTCCTTGCCAAATACAACAGCAAACGCTATTAACTTAGGGGGAGTTCTATTTGGATTCAATACCTATTCAAATACAGCAGGAGACCCGTCTATAATAGCAACTCCAACTGGTTCTATTTCCATAGGAAAAAACACTAATACAGGTAATAGGTTAGAAGTAGAGGGAAATATTACAGCAAGTCCAGCAGTTACGGCAAATCAAGTACCAACGCTATCACAAGTTCAAGCATTAGTCGGCAACGTTACAACTGTACTAGCAACGAATACAGGAGCTTCTTTAGGAGCGTTGAATGCCAATACAACCGTTAACTTAAATTTGAATACCAATAGCACGTGGACAACGAATACTACAGCTTCTAAGACAGGAGCAACTGTAGCAGAAATAATCGACCCGACTACGGGTAGAATTAAAGATGTCGCCGATAAGAATTTAAACACCATCAGAGTAGTAATTGAATATTCTCAAAGTGGTGGTGCAGGCGATGGCGTTTTGACTGCACAACTTGTAAACCCTGGTAATGTTGTAATTGACCAAGAGAGCGAACCTATAAATATTAATGGTCAAGCGGAAACTAATGTTAGAGGGACTTTCAGATTTTTCGTAGTGAAAACCTCAGATAATGACTTTGGCTATACACTTAGATTAAACAACGGAGCGAAAGCTTTGACAGCTTATAGAATTGTAAGTGTGCTTAGAAATAATAATCCTTAAATATAAATAAAATGAAAAAATCACAATTCGCCACCATTTTAATAACCGTTGGAGCTATTGTAGACACACTCTATACGGTAATTTCAGAAAATACAGGACTTCTCGAAGATTTGGGAGTTTCTCCAAAAATTACAAAAGTTGTAATGCTTTTAGGTCTTGTTTTTGCTGCCTATAATCGTGGAATTAGTCCGAAGCAATTACGATCAAGCACACCTTTTCCAACTTCGGGACCCACTAGACGATGAAACTTTTATATCTTCTAATAATTCTCACATCCGTATATATAATGTACGGTTGTGATGATTTAAAAGGTTTTTACTTCCTGGCAAATTACGCAATGATTTTCTTATTGTTTAAAAAAATAGGGAATAAAGTAGGGTGCGCTTTTGCAGGATGGTTGTTTATTTATAGTTTGCTTTTTTTCTTTTTCAAATTAAGCCAAAATATAATTGAATATTTTAATATATTTACCTTAATTTTTATCGGTATAATTTTCATAAAATACGAAAAATGAGTTACGTTACGACTAAATTGATGAATGTTGGTACTTGGTTTACCACAGGTATGGTATTTGCCAACAGCTTCTTTACAGTTGATGTGGCTTTTAAAATTATTATTTCTGGATTGAGTTTTGTATTATTAATACTACAAATAGGGAATCAATGGGCAATAAGAAAAAAAAGAAAAGAAGATGAAAATGAGTGATAAAGGACTTGAAAAACTACATCAAAGAGAGGGTTTGAGATTAAAGCCTTACCTTGACACTAAAGGAATACCTACTATTGCTATGGGCAATACTTATTATTTAGACGGCAAAAAGGTAACTATGAAAGACAAACCTTTGACTTTGGAGCAGGCTAAGACGTTAGGAAATGCAACGGCTAACAATTTCGCTAGTCAAGTTGATACAGTTGTGAAATCAGCTGTTAATCAAAATCAATTTGATGCTTTAGTTTCTTTAGCTTATAACATCGGGATTAACGGTTTTAAAAAAAGCACAGTTTTAAAATTAGTAAACAAAAATCCAGCCGATCCGAAAATAAAAGATGCTTTCTTAATGTGGATAAAAAATAAAGAATTGATAGGACGTAGAAATTCAGAAATCGAACAATATTATGGCTGAACAAAAAATAAACCCAGAACAAGTTATTAACATAGCGGTGTCGATGATTAGCGATGAACCGCCAAAAACTTTATTCGGCAGAATTTTACGCTGGATTAAAAAAATAAACGAAATAAAAAAGGCACTCCGATGAGTGCCTTTTTTATGTTTTACTTTAGATTATTAGAGCTTACAAAAGAGCATATTAATAATACCACAGAAAGTGTACCCGCTATTTTAATTAATATTCCATAATAATATGGGTCGCACCAAATAGAGAATATTAAACACGATACCATAATTAATAAACAAAAATTTCCTAGATAATTTATAAATTTTTTCATTCTTTATTTTTTATAAGTTTCGTTGTAGTATTGTTCTGCTGATTTATATGTGGTTATTTTACCTCGTTCATCTCCAAAATTAATAGCATTGATAATCTGTTTTTCAAATAATTCGTTGGCTTTAGGTGCTAACTTCTCAAGGTTGATTCTTGTTGGTTCTTTTTTAAACTCTTCAATAAACCATTCTACCGCTGTTTGTTGTTTCATAATCCTATTATTTTTTTTGCTGTTAGGGTTAATTTGGGTTTTAAAGCGACAATATCTTCTATTGTTTTGCCCTGTATATTGAAAAATATCCATGAAAAAGACATCGTTCTTTAGCTTTTTCATATGTTTCTAATTGATGTGATATTGGCTCTTCCAAAACATTATCCTCGGAATCACAAGGAACAAACATCCAAAGTTCTAAAGGTTGTTTTAGGAATTTTGCATAATTTTCGCACGCCCAAAATCGTCTAATATTATCAGTTTTAAAAATTTTTCTTTGTTCCAAAACAAAATCTGTCATTGATATTAAGTTTTCCATTGTTTATTTTTTAAATATTTCCCTAACTTCTTTAAGACTTTCTTTTATACCTATTGACTTGTAGGTAAATTTTCTATTGCTATATTCATTTTTAATATTAGCTTCCGCTAAATCTTCATAATAAAGTATTTTTTCTGTAAATTTTTTAGTTAATAATTCTATTGTTTCTTTTTGAAATTCAGCAAACCAATATTCTTTGGCAGCATCTGATTTAGCACCTAATTCAAAAGATTCTTCAATTGTTTCTTTCATTTTATGTTTGTTTTATATTCAACATGCCAAACTCCGATTTGATAATACAGAGGGGTTTGATTATCGTTTTGATAATTACACACTTTTATTTCTTTGTAGCGAGGGAAATTACACACCGTAATATATTTAGGTAAGTCCCATAACGTATGCTCTACTTCTATAATCATCTTTTCTTATCATTTAAAAATGGTTTAGACAAATTCTCTACGTCCTGTAATATAGGTTCAGGAACTAAAACAGTCTTTGATGGGACTGTAAATTTTGGCTTTCTGCCAGCGTTTCTTTCGTTTTTATTTTTCATACTTTAAATTATTTATGCAAATATATAAAAAAATTTTAAATTAATTAAAAAATTTAATTATATTTGTACCGAACTTTAAAACAAAAATTATGTACAAACCAGTAATTATGCCCTGCACGCAGGAGCAATTCGAAACATTTAAGGATAGGATTCCTTTACCGATTGTAGAAATTGGCGATTTTAAACACCTTCCTTTCTTGACGAATAATTACACTTTAGAAAGAAAGGTGACTAACTTTAAACACGCATCCGATAAAATTCTAATCCCTTACGACCCCGAGCTATTCCTAGAGTGTTGCGGGGTCGATAAAAAAGAGGTTGTTTGGGCTGGAAAAGATGTGCAATTTAGATTAGGGGTAACCGATGATTGGGAAGATTTAAATAGTGAGTTTGAATACCGCCTAAAACCCAAACCTAAAGCATCAGACCTCGATAAAGAGGTAAAAGCCTTGCAAGATAAGGCTAAGGAATTAGGACTTAGTGTAACAGTTAATTTTGAGTAACTTAAAAACCAATAACCTATGAGCACATTCATCCAAAACCTAATCTTCGAGCATAACTTAGCGGTTACGCTTCAAAGAAACGGCATTAATCCGCCAAACAGAAATCCAAACCTAGAACGCTTCAAAATTTGGATGCGTGATCGGGTAAAGAGTAAGTTTATAACCAACGAAGCTGAAATGAATAAGGCTTATATTAAAATTGAATAATTATGAAAACAGACGGATTTTGCGAGATTTGTGGCAGAGAAATAGAATTAAAAATTTGTTGTAGCGGTTTTGAATGTGGATGTATGGGGAAACCCGTAGAACCTCCAATATGTTCAGAAAAATGTTATGATATTTTTATGAGTAAAGAATATAACGAAAAGAAAAAAACAGAACAACAACCCTTTTACATAAAACTATGAAAAACAAAAAGAAAATAATTGAGGACTCTTTAGCTAATTTGGCTGTTATTTTAATGGACAAAATAGAAAAAGGCGTAGAAAACCCAAAAATACAAGGTAGTGTAACTTGTGAAGATATTAAAATAACGTTTGAAATAAAAGCGGAAAAAATCAAATAACTATGAAAAAGAAAAAACTAAAAAAGAAAGTCAAAAAGCTGGAGAAGCAATTGGAAGTGTTGGCTGCAATCGAAATAGATTTCAAAACATTTGGCTCTATTACCCGATACCAAGAAATAATTAAACACAACATTTTAAACCGATACTTATGAGAAAGTATGAACTTATTGGCATTACTAATTATGCTAAACAATATCTTTGTGAAGAAGATATACAGTCACTATTAGAAATGATAGGATGTACCGTTGTAGAAAGAGAAACTAAATCAATTCTTTACGGTAAAAAAATGTTTCAATTTCCAAATGGAGAAGAATTGCCTATAGACTTTGTAGAGCTGGAAGAAATACAACCAGAACTTGATTTTGAAGTTAAAGAAAATCAAACTATTTTTAACGAAATGTTGGAGTTTTTACGAACCATTTTAGCTAGTGAAAACACACCATTAGTGCATAGAAAAAGAGCAAAACAACTAATCAAAAAAGCCACAGAACTATGACACCACTAGAAATAGCCTTAATAATCGTAATAGTATTTATAATTATGACAATAGTAGCACATTTTAAATGCGGTCATTGGTGTACGAATAATGTTTTTGACGATTTAATAGATTTGTCAACTGGCTTCGCAAAATGGAATAACCCACAATTAAAATTAAAAATATGAAAATTAGAAAATTATTATCAAATATGTTTTCGTTTCTGATACATTTAAGAGGAAGCGGAACAACTACATTAATTCAGAAAGTTGCTTACGAAAATGATGTTTGGGTGTTAGTGCCAAACGAACAGATGAAAAAAAAGTTTGGTGAAAGTGGTGTAACATTTGATGAACTTGACAGAATTAAAGACTGTAAACCAAAGCCAATTCTGTTGGACAACTACACTCTTTTACAACTTTCTGAATTATCATTGAATGAATACGAAAGGCTTGATTTGATGATTAAGAAACGAAACAGATTAATAAGAACTATTCGTGATGAAATTAATTTGTTTGAACGTGAAAATGGAATAACCCACAATTAAAATTAAAACTATGAAAAGTCAATTGAAATTCAGAGCTTATGTAAAAAGTCAAAACAGAATTATTGACTTACACGGATTTCATAATGATTACGCTTTTGGAGTTACTAATGATTCAGAGGAAATTGGAGAAAATATATTCCCTCTATCAGATGTAGAAATAATGCGATTCACAGGCTTTAAAGACAAAAACGGAGTTGAAATTTATCAGGGATATATTTATAGGCATAATAATAAAAATTTCGTTTGTGTTTTTACTGACTTATTCGGATTTGTTTTTATAGAAATAAACAAAAATTTCCGCTCGGTTCTTACGGATAGAATGCTAATGAAATCGCACTATAATAGAAAGAAAAATGATTTATCATCATTTAAAAAATACATCGAAATAATCGGAAATATTTATGAAAACCCAGAACTTTTAGTTGTTTAATTAAAATTTTTAATTATCTTTGTCAAAGTTAAACGAGGTTGGTCAGAGCCTTTAAACGAAAAATCATTAATAAACCTCATCTGACTGCGTTCTGACCGATGCTTTTGGATGGGGTTTTTAAATTTAAGCAATATGGCAAATTACAGAAAAGTTTACAAGTCAGACCATTTAGGGGTGGTTGATTTAGAAGAAATGCTAGAACAAGGCAAACCGCTAATTTTTACAATTAAACACGTAAAGCAAGAAATTGGCGTTTTGGTTGCTGGAAATCGTGGCGACCACAATATCGCTTATTTTGTCGAACCTATTAAGCCAATGGTGCTAAATGCTGGGAATGCGGCAATAGTTAGAGGTTTTTCGCAAGGCAAAAGTACAGATACTGATAAGTGGAATAACATACCAATTGAATTATATATTGATTCAAATGTAAAAATGAAAGGTCAAATTGTTGGAGGTATGAGAATTAAACCTTTACAGCCAAAAATAGCGCCAAAAGAAAAGCCAAATTTTACCGAAGCTAATTTCGAAGCTGCTATAAAAGCAAAGGCGAGCATTGAGCAAATTAAATCAAAATATAACATTTCTAAAGAGATAGAAGAATTATGGAACAACGCACAGACAACTGGTACAACGCAAGATTAGGGAAATTCACAGCAAGTGAAATTCATAAATTAATGGGTATTAAAGGACTTGGAGAAACTGGAAAAACTTATGCTTTTGAAAAAGCTGTTGAGCAAGTTTTTGGAACTATTGAGGATAATTTTGTTTCTTATGATATGGAACGAGGCATTGAATTAGAACCAATGGCTTTCAATAAATTCAAAGAAATTAAATCTTTGGAATTTTTAGAAGTAGAAAAATGTGGCTTCTTTGAAATGTCAGAAATGTCAGGAGCAAGTCCAGATGGTATTGTTTCGGACGGTGCTGTTTTGGAAATCAAATGCCCTAAAGCGAATACCTTTTTTAAAATAGTTGCAGATGGGGAAATTGATAAAAAATACTACTATCAAATGCAACATCAAATGATGTGTGCAGGCAAAAACAAAGCCTATTTCTTCAACTATTTTATATTTGACGGTATTGAGTATTGGCACGAAATAATAATTGAACGTGACGAGGATGTTTGTAATTTAATATGTTCGAGAATTGAAGAGGCGAATAGGATTAAAGAGGAGTATATCGAAAAATTAAACAAAAATAAACAATTTTAAAAATGGAAAAAGTAGGAACCTTAAAAAGTATAGGGCAAATTCAAGAAATCGGAACTGCAGGTTTTAAAAAGCTAGACGTTGTTCTCACAACAGACGAGCAATACCCACAACATTTACTTATTCAGTTTGTTCAAGACAAATGCGATTTGTTGAAGAATTTCAAAGTTGGCGAAAAAGTTCGTATTACTATAAACCTAAAGGGGCGTGAATGGACAAACCCACAAGGGGAACTTGTTTATTTCAACAGCATCGAGGGTTGGAAAATTGCAGGTATTACAGGATGAAACCCTTTGAACATCAGCAAAAATCAATAGATGAAATTTTAACACACTTGGAAACTAAAAACCGAGTGTGTTTTACATTAGCTACTGGTGGCGGAAAAACAGCGGTTTTTTCTTTTATTTCAAAACAATGGATTAAAAAAACAGGTCAAAAAGTTTTGATTGTGGCCCATCGTGATGAACTTATAGAACAAACAGCGGAAACGCTTCGTAAAATTGGCGTTACCGTGGAGACGGTTGTCTCGAAAAAAAAATCACTAAACCATCTTTCGCAATCATACGTGGCCATGATTCAAACACTAAGGAAGCGTTTGAAAATTGACGATAATTTTTGCAAAGATGTTGGTTTGATAATTGTTGACGAATG